GGTATAAAATCTTTAACCATTTTAAAAATTGTATTATCAAAAAACTTAATAAGTCTAATAAAATCCTTTACGTCATACCTTGAAAGGGTATGGGTTACTACTCTGTTCCATTCGTCTAACCCTGAGTAATTATCGGTATTCAAACTTCTTGGATCTCCTACTAGTTGATCTATAGACAAGACAAAGGTAGAGTTTTTAAAACCTAACCCTTTTACAGTATCTTCAACTAATGGTAAACTCTCTACTGTTGCTGTTTCAGAGGAAACTCTTGCACTAAAATCTTTAGTTAACGTGTTTGCTGCTATTGCAGGGCCTCCAGAGGAAATAATATACTTATCTACTGCATCTGTAGGGGAGAACCCTAGTTCAAGTATATGTAAATCATCAGTATACCTAACCTCTCTCTCTACAATTGTGGTGTAGTTGGATAGGGTGTTTCCGGTTATAATACTTCCTGTATTATCTAATCGTATTCTATCTAATGAACTTGTATAGTATTCAGTATCTCCTAAGGATACCTTTTTAGTAACATCTCTTCCTCCGTATAGTTTTACACTCAATATATCTGATGAGATACCAAAGCAGTTGATTAGTGTTCTTAATCCTCTTTCCGTTCCTTTTGATTTTAGAAGTAAGGGTAGGTTGTGGTATATTCTTTTATAAATCTCTTTTTGGTAATTATCCAGAGATGTTGGTTCAATAGCAGTTCCATCTATATCTGATGCTGCAATATATGTGTTGATTTGCTCGTTACCTGGTTGGTATGCCTGTCCTACAATGGTTGTGAATAAGTCTTCTATTGATTTATTAGATGTATATAGTTTAACTCCAAAGTTTTTAAGAGCTTCAGCGACTAGGTCTTTAGATATACCCATGTGTAGTCTATTATCAGCATTGTACTTATCTGTAACTGCTTGTGAGTATACCCACAGGTTATCAAAATGCTGACCTATCATATATACAAATGTCAGGTAGTTTTCGTTATTCTTATCTTCTTTTAAGTATGCAGGTATTGTATTTACAAGTGATGTATTGTTGGTGTCATCAAAAGCTACTGCTTCTATTAACTTATCTTGGTACCAGGTTAGGTCTACTGAGTTAAGTATATAGGGTTTTGATGTGTTTACTTTTGGCCAAGAATTATTTCCTGATTCGTAATAGAGGTATCTTTCGTAGTGGTCAAAATTGCTTACTACACCTTTTATTAATGCATCATAAGATACTCTACCTCCTGCAAGTGTTGAAGTAGCTCCAGGATTATTTACCCTATCTCTCTGAAGAGTGTAGTTATTTATCAGATCTACCTTATACTTAAAGTTAAGAAGCCTTTCTTGAGCGGATGAGAACTGTATAAAGTTATTAAAATCTGAGTAATCTATACTAATATCAATACTTTTTTCATTAATTGTTGATAGTACTTGATTAGCAGTATTAGTGGTAGGAAAACTAAGTAAATCATCGTAACTAAAATATCCACTAGAGATTACACTCTCCTCCTCTACTTCTATATCGAAATTTGGAGTACGTAGGGATGGTTGTACTGTTTCTGTTTCTGTAACTTGTATAGATATATCGTATGATATAGAGTTTGATACTATTTCAACTATACCTAGTGTGCTTTTTAGTGCGTACTGTATGGGTAGTGGTTCGTACAGTTTTATAGCGATCATTGTATCTGATCCTACCTGTACGGTTGCTATATTAATTACAATTAAGAGGTCGTTGTTCTTAAAGTTTAATCGAAACTCATCTTGATACGATCTGTTTTGTGAGTTTTTAATAATTTTAGAGGTTGTTGCTAGTATATCTTCAGAGGATAGATTGAGTGAGGTTAGTCTCACTTCTGTTCTATCTGGTGATATGTTCTCTATAAAAAACTCTACTGGGCTATCATCTATTTTATATAGATTGTTAAGAAAGTGGTAAAGTACTTTAACTCCTCCTACATTATATCCGTAAAACTTAACGTCCTGTACAGGGTCAACAATTATTGCAGAAACCCCTTCTTCTTCTGCTGACTGTATGTTTTCAGAAACTCTATAGTTTTTATAATCATACTCACTGTACAATAGGTCGTCAGAGAGAGATAGTATATGTAATTCTGCGGAGTGTTTAGTTGGTATAAAGGTACTGTTAATTTCAAAAGGCGTTACCAGGTTTATATCTTGATCTTGATACTGTTCAACCCCAGCTATACTTTCTACATTATTGTCCCTAACCGTGTATATTATCTTTGCCATCTATTTAAGTGATGTTTCCATATCTATTATTTGTTTCTCTGCTTCTAGTAGTTGAGCCCTTAATTGTGCTATCTCATCTAATAGCGGTTGAATATCTTGGGTAACTTGATCAAAGTTTACTAACTCTGAGCTTCTATTTATTAAGTATTGATGTGATTGATTATCCCCCTCTACATCTATATCGTAAAACAACTTATCGTACAATCTAAATAACTCTTCCGGTGTATCTAAATCTTCTGCAGATGCTGGTTGAGTAAAAGTCTTAAATGACGTATCTATTGTCTTTAAGAAATCTACCTTACCGAATACAGTTTTTTGTAATTGAATATCCTTAGCCATTCCTTACTACTTTAAAAATATTTTGATTATCAATAACTGTAGTACTTCCATCTAAAGTTGTCTTAACTAATATACGATAGTATCTCTCTGGTTGCAAACCATCCATATACACATCAAAAAACGCTCCCTGACTATCACAGCTTATTTTTGTAGATCCTGTATTGAAATCAACTACCATTTCTTCTGTGTTTTCATCTCTTAATCCCCAGTAAGATCCTGATGGGAGAGCATAGTTGGTTAGGTATGCAGAAGATGTTGTAAATGTTCTTACTGGGTATTTAGGTCTTGCTGATATTCTAAATCTCTGTTTTCCGTTATCAACATACTTACCTTTGTTGTTTGTAAGATTTATTATCGCTGTACTGTTTGAAAGTACTGATAAAGATCCTGTAACGTAGGAACTATCATCCCAGTTGAATTCTAAAAACGGTGGGTAGGTGGTATTAGTGTCTGCGCTGTAGTATTTAAGTTGGATAGAGGATGTAGTATTAAACTCTAAACTATCTTGGAGCTTTACTATAAACCCGTCATTACCCAGTGTACCGCTTCCTATTAGGGATATTGCTTTTGTAACATCTATGTCTACATCGTTACTTGAATTTAAAGCATGTGATTGTGTGAACTCCATGTTGAATCCTAAGGAAGCTGTATACCAATTTCCTCCTCCTTGAAGTGTTGATGTATAAGAGCCTGTTACTCCTGTTGGGTAGGATCCAGTAAGCCATGCGTTACTCTGCCCTGCTTGTCTATATTTCCAAGATACTCCTGTATCGTTAGTTGGAACATCTCCAAATTTACCTATTCCATTATCCCAGGTTCCGGAGATTGGATAACTATATAGGGTATAGTCTGCAGGTATTTCTGAAGCATCTGCCAGGTATAGCTTTATATTTGCTGTATAAGATCTTGTTACTATTAGGTTGTTAATGGTGTTTTGTATCTCTGAGGTATCGTATTTAACTAATATACGGTTAGTTTGCCCTACGTCTGATATGTTTGGGTACCCTCCTATCTCTACTATTTCATCCTTACCTGCATTACCTAGTACGTTTTCTGTAGAGATAAATGTATCGTTTTTAGGGAATATTCTGTATACTGCCATGTTATAATGTTGTTATTCTTCCTTTAATATCTGTATCTGGGTATTTTACTTCAAAAATCATAGGGTCATATGATGGGTAGACTATATTACCCCTAGTTGCTCCCTCTATATCATAAGCATATTGTGAATACGTACCACCTGCTTTGTTTGATATTTTTATATTCTGTACTGTCTGTACACCTGTTTCTCGGTCAAGCAGTGTATATAGGTTGGATATGTTTATAGGTTGATTGATATTCCATTTAGTTATCTTGAAATAGTCTTTTAATTTTTCTGTACAAAGGAGAAGTGTATCTCTACCTGAGGTGTTTGGTCTTGCTATTATATCAAACTCTATTTGGATATTTACTACAAATGCATCTTTTATATTAATAGCGTCTGTAAGTAACATATATTGAGATAGGTATGTTCTTAGGTTGTTACGTAGTGTAGCAGTGGTGTTTACTAAGTTACTATTACTGTCATATGCTAGTGTGTACATAGAGAGGGATAGGGGATTACTATCTATAATAGTATCTGTACTTAAGTTAGAGTTTGTTAATTGGTCTTGAGTTATGTATATTTTTGCAATAGATCCAAACTTAGGGGGGAGGGATAGAGCTCGAACTGTGTAATCTTGTAAGGTTACTGCTCTACTTTGTTCGTTAAAAGCTCTCATCGTATTCTGTCTCAACTCCTCTACTGTATCCCCATCTCTTCCTCCTGAAGCAGCTTCAGGGTTGTTAAATGTTAGTTCTGCTTGTTCAGGGGGTGAGAAAGTAGCACCATAGCCTACAACCGTGTTTAAGGTGTTTGCTGGTATATTTGCTGCGACTCCTCCTCCGGTTAGGTATGTAATTTCTAATACTGTGTTTGATGGAGCTAATCCATAGCTCTTTGTAGATAAGAAATTAGAGGGGTCGTATGCGTAATCTATTCTACTAATCCCTTGGTTATTCCCCATCCCTACATTAGTAGGATTCGGTGTTATTATCGTATCGTCTTGACCTGTTATACCTGCCCCAAATTGTATTTTTAATTGACCAGTTGGAGTAAATCTAGTTACAAATCTTCTAGGTGTTCTCTGTAAGGTTAAGCTATAAGGTACTCTACCTTTATCTTCTTCTGTGTTCACTACCGCTGTGAAGACTGTGTCTTGACCTAAAAACGGAACTTCTTGCCAAATAGTCTGTCTATTGTTTTCTGTTATTGAAATAATATCTATAATAGAAGTATCTTCTATTGTTAATGTTTTAAACTTTTCTGCAGAACCAATTGTTTCTGTTTTAGTTTTTACTTCTCCAGAGATTGCTTTTGCAGTTTTTGATAGTAAAAATACTATAGGTGCTCCAGTATTACTATCTACCTCTATTACTGAAACTTGTGTTGGATTGTATGAGCTAGAGAATGAAAAATCTACACTATTCTCTACATAAAAGTTTACCTGTCCTGCAACTGATGACTTCAATCTCGTATTAGGAGGAACTCTTAAAGCTTGAGTCCAGTCTGGTTCTCCAGATGGAGTTGCACTTACTACTTGTGTTACTTCTACATTTACTTCTGCAACAGTTGTAGTTTTTGGTCTATACCCCATGGTATAGGCGAGGTTATATAGGTTAGCGGGGTTTTTAGCGTGTTGTAAAAATGTTTCTTGTAGCTGAGTGTCTTGATAGAATGATAAAACATCTCCTACATAAGCAGCCATTTCAATAAACATCATACCTGGGGAGGAAGGGGTGAAGTCGTTGTAAGAGTCTGGGAAGTAGTTTTTAGCGTACTCTACTAGTTGAGTTCTAAAATCTCCAAAATCTTTGTTTATGTATTTTATATCTCTATCTTGAGCCATTACTGTTGAAAGTTTATTAGTAAATTATCTGTAATATTTGTGTTAGGTACTGAGTATTTAAGAGATACTGATATTGTATGGTTATCTGTATTCTCTACTACTAATAGTTTGTTTAAGACAACTTCAGGAAACCAATCTGATAATCCTTTTCTAATTGTATACTCTATCTGTTCTATTGCATCTTGTGAGTATTGTTCAAATAAGTATTTCCTTAGGTTTATCCCAAAATCCGGGTTAAGTACTCTTTCTCCTTGATCTGTAAGTATAAAGTTAATTAAGTTAGATTTAAGAGCTTCCTGTGTTGTGTATGTAGAGGTAAATACATTTTCAGCAGAAAAAGGTAGAGAGACCCCTACTGCTTTTCTAGACTGTAAGTCTAGTGGATGTATTTTCTTTACTTGAAATGCCATTATGCTCCGAATCTTTGTTTATCTTTCTCTATTGATGCTTTGTAAACCTCTCCGGCTTTCATCATAAAGTCAAATTGGGTAATATCTAATCCCGGTTCTGGACCCTGTCTAAACTGTTGTATTGGATTCATTCCTAATCCTGGAGCTTGTACCATGTCTGATGTTGCGCTTACTAGATTTTGGTATTCTCCCTGAGTCATTGAGTACTTTGTTTCGTTCATTAGATCTGCTATAGGATCACCTGTAGGAATTGGCCTTGCTACTGTTGGTTTGTAATTTTCGTACTTTGTTACAGTTTGTTTTGGTGTTTGAATTGGTTTTACCTCTTCTGAAAGGATTTTACCTAATTCTTCTCGAACCGCTTCACTTACTGCTTCTTTTATTAGTTTTTTTAATAAATCTAACTTCATATTAATAAATAGTTATGTTATAATAATTGATCTATTCGAAATTTCATTTCGTCTAGTAGAACGTCTGTTGATGAGCTAAATGAGGATGGTCCTCTAAGTATTATGATACCTAGTTTATCTGCTGCTGTTGCATAGTTTTTAGGAGCTAGTTTTGGGGATTCTGGATCTCTTACTATGGTAAGGGTATATCCTTTATAATACTCTTTTGGTTGACTGGACAGCTCTCCTTGCCCTGTTCCTCCTCCAGCTCCTCCACCAGTACCTTGCCCAACTCCTCCACCTATTCCTCCACCTGTTCTATCGACCCCTAACCAATCGTCCATGTTTAACCAGTCTTCTGTGTACACAGACATAGGGGAGGTAGGTATATCTGCTGGTAATTTACCGCTTTTGGTATATTCACTCCATTGGTTACTATTTTGCAAATCTAAGGTTAATACAAATTCCTTAGCTTGTGAAAACTCTCTATACCCTCCTGTGTTTGTTCTTACTAATACCCTTTCAACCTTACCATCTACCACCTCGTATACTACTTTTTCCCCTGAACCCGGTCTTAGTGAGGTTGCTCCACTACTGGGCTGTCTTACCTGTGGAGGTCCTTGATCTCCCTGTAATGCTTTATCGGAGATTTGGTCTACTATCTGAGGGATTAATTTATCTACGAGGTCATCTATCGATGTTGCGTTATCCATACCTATATGGCTATCTGCATTTTCATCAAAAAACTTATCTATTGAGAGATTAATAGCTGCTTCTGTCTGCTGACCCTGTGTATTACCTATCTCATCATTACCTGCTATATCATCTCCTACACCTGTATCTTCTCCTACACCTGCCCCGGTGTTTGCTCCTGTACCTGTATCCTCTTCAAGATTTGCATCTTGTTCTTCTTGCTTTGCTGCTTCTAAAGTACAATCTAGTATATTCATCTCTAGACTCTGTAACTTCTCCTCTAAAGCCTGTAGCGGTGGACCTATTGATGCTACAATTGCTACAATTGCTCCTGCTTCATCTATTAATTTATCAAGTATCTTGTTTAATTTTACTAAAGCATTACTGTACTTTGTAAGAACACTCATAGGAACACCTATACCCCCTACCTGTGGAGGAATTATCGCTGTTGGGATAGGAATCGATGTTATTATCTTTATAATTATTTTAAGTGTAACCACTATCGCAAGTATTGTTTTTGCGATTTTAGAAAGTACTTGAACTCTCTTATTGATACTGCTAATCTGTTTTAAGAGAGTATTTTTTATTTTAATTACTTTCGCTAATTCTTTAGAATCTGGGCATCCTGTTGTGAATTTCTTATAAAGTTCTGTAATTTTTTTCTTTACCTGAACTACAATCATTGCACGTATCATCCCCACCTGTGATGCTACAATTGCTGCTATTCCGCCTCCTATTCCCTTTAAGGCAGGTTTGCTCTCTTTTAATTTTCTAAGAGTTTGACGAGTTTCCTGCGCTTTCTTTTTGTATAACTCCTTTTTTGCCCGTATTTTTGCTGCTTTTTTCTTAAGCTCTATTAGTTTTTTCTGAGCTTCTCTAGCTTTATCTATTGCATCTTGTACTTTTTTTGCAGCTTCTGCAGCTTTTGCTGCTATAGCTTGTGCTTTCTCTATTGATGCTTGTGATTGACTTGTTATATCTATCATTACTCAGTAAATACTTTAGTTGAAAAAAGGCTCTGTAATTGTGTTTTTAAAGATGCTACTACAGCGGTTATTTGTGGTGCTGTTGACATTAGAGATGTTACAGGTCCTCCTGAAACTGCTGCTGCTGAAGACATCGCTGTACCGATATCACTTATGGTGTCTAATAGTGTTTCTAACCAGTTCTCTAGTTGAGCACCTAGTACTACTGGTTCTCTTTCTGATGATCTGGCAGATGCTCCTAGGTATATTTTCTTTGAATCTACGCAAAAGTAATCAGTTGCATCTAAGTTAATACTGCTTGCATTAATCCCCACTGCCTCTTTTGCAGACAATAAAATACTTTCCTCTTTAGCATTAAAAAATAATCTTCCTCCATTAAGGATTACCTGGTTACCTATGTATTGACTAGGGGATATGGGTGCAGTATTGTGTGAGTTTTGTAGGGTGTTTGCAGGAGTTACTTTAACTTGATGATCTGATAAGAAGTACATAGAGTTAGGGTCTTCATTTATGTCTTCTATAATATGATCTACTCCGTTATCTGTTTTTTTCTGCCCATTTCTTATTAATAGGTAGGGTTTACCGTTATTACTCTTACTTGTTAGTGGACTCTGTAAGGTAGTATAACCTCCCAGCCTTATTGACTGACCTTGTCTTCCTTGTATTAAACAATCCCCAGGGTATGGGAAGAGTGGATTTATTTCTAATTCAATTGCATTATCTCCTAAGACTTTTTCTATATCATATCCAGGATCAGGCATAGCGTTGTGATTCACTGCTCCCCAGAGGTTTACTACCTCTTTGTAGTACATCTGTTTTTGATTAGAGTTTTTACTAACATCTGCTGTAGGGCTCTGTATTAGTAACACTATTTCATTCTTAAGAGGAAACTGTTTTACAGTAGCAGAAAAAGGTAATGCTATCTCTACAGTATTTTCTGCATCTCTTCGCATGCCAACACCCCTATAGGTTATTGCTCCTATGGGCAGTGGTATGCCAGCTTTATCTAAGATAACTTTACTTTTATCTAATACCACATCTATAACTCTTCCGTAAAAAGCTTCTGATGTTTTCTTTGTGCTTTTAACAGAGTTACCTGGTGATACTTTACTTCCGAGGTTATAACTATATGCCATTACTCATCTTTTTTATCTAACTGCTTACCTATCTCCTCACTCTGCTCCATTAGTTTAGCCAATTCTTCTGGGTTAAAGAAATCTACTTCTGATGTTTTACCTCCTCCTTCTAGTCTCTGAACTAAAGCTACCATTTTGATTAAATGCTCATCATTCTTCACTCCTACCTCTAGGTACTCTTTTATCATAGGAACAACAAGAGTTGCGTCCCCGATACTTTCCACTAAAGGTTTTAATTCTCCTATAAGGGCATTAATCTGCTTATCCTTATTTCTAGAATTATCATAGATCTCTTTCAAAACATCAGAGACTGTCTTTTTTCCGAATATAGTTGTTTCTAACCCCATTGCTTATTTATTATATAAATATCTAGAGATCATATTACTGAATAGTAAATCCTGCTTCTAGGTAAGATTTATATATTTTATAAAATTCTTCTTTAAGTTTTGAGAGCACCCTGGTAAGAGTGGGTGTTTCGCAGTCGGTCATCTCTCTTATATAAATGTATAAGGCTTTCTTTCTAAAGATCTCTAAGTCGTGACGGGTTTTAAATAAAATAAGTATTGCATCTGCTACTTTTTGATCTTGTTCTTTAGGGAAGAGGTTTTCTATTTCTTTATAACTACTTTCTATAAAAAGGTTTACTATCTCTACAAGAGTTACTTTTCTTCCTGAGTTATTTAATCCTTCTGCTTCGTAAGAATCTTCCATATCATCGAAAGATCCTACTTGTTTTAGTTTTTTATAGTTACGGTTATTATAGTTAATAAGCCACCTCTTTACTATTGTCTGGAAGTATGAGAAAGCTTTAGCCCCATTAGTAGCATCAAATCTAAATAACTTCTCCTCTACCAGCATA